GCTCCAATACAAAAAAGAACAATGAAAGTTAAATTTGCAAAATACAAACAAGAAGGCAATTTATCCGAGATAATAAAATAAGAATATGGCTAGAGGTGTAACAAATAGTTTTTTTCCAAGTCAAGTTGTAAGTGATCAAGAGAAGATGTCTCAGGATTATGGATTGCAAGTTGGTAGAGCAATTACTAATGAATGGTTCGACGGTAATTCGGGAACAACTAGATTTAGAAGTAATCAAAATACATTCCACGCTTTAAGGTTGTATGCAAGGGGGGAACAACCAATACAAAAGTACAAAGACGAAATGTCTATAAATGGCGATTTGTCTTATTTAAACCTAGATTGGAAACCTGTACCTATTTTATCTAAATTTGTAGATATAGTAGTTAACGGTATATCCGATAGAAGTTTTGATATTACAGCTTATTCTCAGGATCCATACGGTGTTTCTAAAAGAACAGCTTATATGGAATCTATAATTAGAGATTTACAAACAGAAGAATTAAACAATTTTGCACAAGAGCAATTTGGCATTAATTTGTTTGAAAACCGCCCTGACAGATTACCTGATTCTGAAGAAGAATTGGATTTGCACATGCAACTTACCTACAAGCAAGGTATAGAAATAGCGGAAGAAGAGGCTATCAATACTATGCTGGCTGGTAACAATTATGATCTAACAAAGAGAAGAATAAACGAAGATTTAACCATATTAGGTATCGGGGCTGTTAAAAATAACTTTACAGAATCTAGCGGTGTTACTGTTGAATATGTAGATCCGGCTTATATGGTTTATTCTTACACTGAAGATCCTTATTTTCAAGATATATATTACGTAGGTGAAGTAAAATTCATACCTATTAATGAACTTAAGAAACAATTTCCTAATTTAACACAAGATCAGCTAGCACAAATTCAACAGCAAGGAACTCAAAACAAAGGTGTTTACGACAACAACCCTTCAAATTCTGTAAACAACAATAGAGACTCAAACGTTGTGCAAATTTTATATTTTAACTATAAAACCTATATGAATGAGGTTTATAAGGTTAAAGAAACAGCAACTGGTGCAACAAAAGTAATAGTAAGAGATGACCAGTATGATCCACCTATCGAAGCTTACGAAGCAGAGTATGGAAAGCTATCAAGATCTTTAGAGGTTTTGTACGAAGGAGTTATGGTATTAGGTACTAACCTATTGTTGAAATGGGAAATGGCACCAAATATGATGCGGCCTAAAAGCGATTCATCTAAAGTTAAAATGAATTACTCTATTACTGCTCCAAGAATGTATCAAGGTAAGATAGAATCTATAGTTAGTAGATGTACTGGTTTTGCTGATATGATTCAATTGACTCATTTAAAGTTACAGCAAGTACTACAGAGAATGATACCTGACGGTGTTTATTTGGATGCTGATGGTATTAATGAAGTTGACTTAGGTAATGGAACTAATTACAATCCACAGGAAGCGCTTAATATGTTCTTTCAAACAGGATCTGTTATTGGTAGATCGTTTACTCAAGACGGTGATATGAATCCAGGTAAAGTTCCTATACAGGAAATACAAACTGGTAGTGGTGGACAAAAAATGGCTACGTTAATTCAGACTTACAATTACTATCTACAAATGATAAGAGATGTAACCGGTTTAAACGAAGCAAGAGATGGTAGCGCACAAGATTCAAGAGCTTTAGTTGGTATTCAAAAAATGGCAGCAGCAAATTCAAATACAGCTACAAGACATATATTAGATGCCGGTTTGTTTTTAACAAAAGAAACAGCGGAATGCTTATCACTTAGAATATCAGATATATTAGAATACCACCCAGCTAGAGAATCGTTTGTACAAAAAATAGGAGCTTTCAATGTAGCTACTTTAGAGGAGTTGGGTGATTTACATTTACATGACTTTGGTATATTTTTAGAATTAAGACCGGATGATGAGCAAAAACAAATATTAGAAAACAATGTGCAAACAGCTTTGCAGGCAGGTTTAATAGATTTATCCGATGCTATCGACATACGAGAAGTTAAAAACTTAAAATTAGCTAATCAATTGCTGAAAGTTAAGCAAAAGAAACGTCAAGAACGATTACAAGCAGAGCAACAAGCTAATATACAAGCCCAAGCCCAAGCAAATGCGCAGGCACAGCAAGTAGCGGCTCAAGCGGAAGTTCAGAAAGACCAAGCTTTATTTGCAACTAAGTCTCAACTGGAACAATTAAAAGGTCAAATAGAGCAACAAAGAATACAGGTGGAAGTTGGTGCAAAGAAAGAATTGATGGAATTAGAATTTCAATACAACGTGAAACTTAAGAGCATGGAAGTTGAAGCTATGAAATCAAAAGAAAATTCTATAGAGGACAGAAAAGACAAACGTACTAAGATACAAGGTACGCAACAGAGCGAGATGATTGCTCAAAGACAACAAGATTTACCACCAACAGACTTTGAATCGTCAGGTAATGACGTAATGGGTGGTGGATTTGGCTTAGGTTCCTTCGAACCTAGGTAATAATAGTAATAACAATCATATAATATTTTATCATGGCGGAAGCACAAAACACAGAAGGTACGTTTAAAATAAAAAAACCTACCGAAACACCAACTGAAGCACCAGCTGCAGTTGAACAAGTAGAACAAACAGGTCCAGCGTCTGTCTCTGAAGACGGAACTATAAAACTTGATCTATCAAAACCCGTAGAACCAAATGCCAATACAGAGCAAGAAACAGCAAACGTGGTTGCAGATCAACAAACCGAATCTGTACAAGAAGTGGAAGCAGAAGTACCACAACAACCAGAGCCCGTTCAAACTAACGAACCCGTTCAAGAAGAATTAGAAAGTGAATTTCTACAGGAAATAACAGACGAAGAAGTTGTAGAGCAAGTAGAAGAACTCGAAGAGCAAGTTGAGCAAGCGATTGTAGAGCAGTCTGCAGGTATTGAGTTACCTGAAAATATACAAAAGGTAGTTAACTTTATAAATGAAACAGGAGGAAGCTTAGAAGACTACGTTAAATTAAACGTAGATTATAACTCCTTAGATGAAGATCAATTATTAAAAGAGTTTTACCAAACATCAAAACCTCATTTAGATAGCGATGAAGTAGAGTTCTTATTAGATGAGAACTTTGCATTCGACGAAGACATCGATGATGACAGAGATGTGATAAAAAAGAAAATAGCTAGGAAAGAAGAGCTTTCAAAAGCTAAAACATATTTAGACAATTTAAAGTCTACGTATTATGAAGAGATAAAAGGAGGTAGTAAATTAGCTCCTGAACAAAAGAAAGCGGTAGATTTTTTCAATCGCTATACAAAAGAAAATGAATTAGCAACTCAAACAGCTGAGAAGCAAACAAATGCGTTTTTAGATAAAACTGGTAAATTATTCAATGAGAATTTCAAAGGTTTTGATTATTCTGTTGGTGATAAAAAATACCGATTTAAAGTTAAAGATGCGGAAACTGTGAAAAATAATCAGAGTGACATTAACAATTTTATCAAGAAGTTCTTGAATGAAGATGGTGTAATGTCTGATGCTCAAGGTTATCACAAAAGTTTGTTTACAGCCATGAATGCAGATTCTGTCGCACAACATTTCTATGAGCAGGGTAAATCCGATGCAATGAAAGAAAGCGTATCTAATTCGAAAAACATTAAAATGGGGGCGAGAGGTGTTCATGAAAATGTTAAACCGAATAACGGTGGGTGGAGCGTAAGATCAGTTGACAGTGGGGGTAGTGATTCAAAATTAAAGATAAAATCATTTAAACATTTAAAGTAAAAAAATTATGGCAGGATTTGCAACAGCGCCAGCTACATTAGCTAACTTAGCGCATTTAACACCAAGACCCGTAAAAGGATTATTCGGAGACAACTATTTGTCTTTAACGGATATGGACTGGGCACAACAATTTTTACCAGAAGTATATGAGAAAGAAGTAGAGCGTTATGGAAACAGAACGATTACAGGTTTCTTACGTATGGTTGGGGCAGAAATGCCAATGGCATCTGATCAAGTAGTTTGGTCTGAGCAAGGAAGATTACATATCGCTTATGATACTGTAAAATCTGGAACAGCAGTTTCTAAAACAATTGCATTGCCTTCTCCTGGAGCAGATGGAAAAGTTCCATTATTAGGACCAGGTATGACAATCGTAATAGCTAAAGGCAACGCTACAGTAAAAGCTTTTGTAAAGTCTTTAGTTCCAATTGCAGTTGGAGGAGTAGATCAGGTTTACAACATCGAAGTATATGATACAGCTAATGGCCAATTGCCAGCAGCTTTAGTAGGTGCAACAGCAGCAGCTCCGCTTAGCTTATTTGTATTCGGTTCTGAATATGGAAAAGGATCTAGCTTAGCTGGTAATTCAGTTGATGCTTCTTTCACTACTTTTAGTAACAAACCAATCATCTTAAGAGACAGGTACTCTGTAAATGGTTCAGATGTTGCTCAAATCGGATGGGTTGAAGTTACTACTGAAATCGGAACAGGTGGATACTTATGGTATTTAAAATCTGAGCATGAGTCTAGAATTCGTTTTGAAGACTACTTAGAAATGAGTATGGTTGAAGCGACTAATGCACAATCTGTGTTTAAGGATGCAGCAGGAGCAGCTATTACAGGTACGCAAGGTTTGTTTAGTACTATTGAAGAAAGAGGATTAGTTTATAACGATCCAAACTTTAGTTCAATAGTAGCAGGAGCAACTGGTCTTGACCAATTTGATTCAATATTACAAGAGCTTGATAAGCAGGGAGCAATTGAAGAGAACATGTTATTCTTAGACAGAGGTACATCTTTATCTATTGACAATATGTTAGCTACACAAAATTCTTACGGAGCAGGTGGTACATCTTACGGTGTATTTGACAACTCTGAAGATATGGCTTTAAACTTAGGTTTCTCAGGATTCAGAAGAGGTTCTTATGACTTTTACAAAACTGACTGGAAATATCTAAACGATTCTACAACTCGTGGATTAATTGACGATATTAAAGGTGTGTTAGTACCAGCAGGAACTTCTACAGTTTATGACCAACAATTAGGGCAGAACATTTCAAGACCTTTCTTACATATCCGTTATAGAGCTTCAGAGGCTGATGACAGACGTTTGAAATCTTGGGTTACTGGTTCAGTTGGAGGAAACTATACAAGTGACGAGGATGCAATGAATGTTCACTTCTTATCAGAAAGAACAATGTGTACTCAAGCTGCTAACAACTTTGTATTATTAAAAGCGACCTAGTAGATTAAATTAATGTAATCTTTACCCTCGTTGAAACTACGGGGGTAATTATTACTCTTATCATTAACATTTATATTATATTATATTATGGCTACAAAAGCACCGGCAGCGAAAGCGCCTAAGAAAGACGAATGGATCGTCAAAGATAGATTATATGAATTAACTGGAGGTAAAAAGCCTTTAGTATTTACAGTACCAACAGCTCACAGTTCTACAAAAGCACTGTTATGGTTTGATAAAAATGTTGGGTATCAAAGAGAATTAAGATACGCCACTAACCAAAAGTCATGCTTTGTTGACGAGCAAGAAGGTCAAGTTACAATGGGTCGAATAGTATTTAGAGACGGCATATTAAGAGTTAAAGCAAATAATGTTGTTTTACAAAAGCTTTTATCTTTATATCACCCATACACTACAGAAGGCATATTAGAAGAATACAAGCCTGCTGCAATAGCACAAAATCAATCAGACTGGATTGAATACGAATTAGCAGCTTTAAACTTAGCTAAATCACTTTCTATTGAAGAAGGAGAAGCTATATTAAGAGTTGAAATAGGAGAAGGGGTTAATGCCTTGACATCCTCAGAATTAAAAAGAGACGTACTAGTTTTCGCTAGAAACCAACCTCAATTGTTTATGAGCTTAGCTCAAGATGATAACGTACAATTAAGAAGTTTTGGTGCAAAAGCTGTAGAGGCTAAGATATTAACTCTAACGCCAGATCAAAGAACATTTACTTACGGAGAAAGTGGAAGAAAAGTAATGACAGTGCCTTTCGATGAACATCCTTACTCTGCATTAGCAGCATTCTTTAAGACGGATGAAGGTATGGAAATATACAAAGCAATAGAAAAAAGACTTAAATAGTCACCTTTTATAGTGATAGGCTACTGTAAAGGTGGCCTATTATTATAATAATTAAAAAATAAATTATGGCTGTAAGCATAGATACTGT